GATTTTAGTGGGTGGCAAATCTTCATGCACAATAATCACGGTATCTGCCGATTGGACCCAATTCATTTCCGGCAAAATCGCAGCCGTCAAACTGGAGACGGTTAAATAATCGTTACCGCTTGCATTGATGTTGGTTATGAGGACGCGGTTTTTGAAAACGTACATGCGGCCCGGCGTGAAAACCAGCATATAGCTGTCGGACACACTAAACTCAAAATGCGCCATGCGAACCGCATTGGCGGCTCCGGCGTCGAGTTCATAAAGAAACTTCGTTCCATCTCGACGCTTGGCGCCACCCTGCGGCTGAATGGAAACATTTCTCGCGGTAGACAGGCCAGACTTGTATTGCGCCAAGTCAGTCCTGGCGCGTAGCTTTGGGTCCATTTCGCCAGAAGTAAAATCGTTTTGGATTTGGATAATCCGGCTCATCCACGCACATCCGTCAGCGGGAAGTCTTGAATGTTCTGCGGCGGAAGATCGCGCCCATCAATATTCATGGCAACACGCATCAAACCGCCGCGCATGTTTTCTGCCGGATAGCCATAAGCGATTTGATGATAATATTGGCCTTTGGTTATTTGATCTGTAATTGGCTCTGCAAATGATGCAGCAAGAGCATGCTTGAGAAGATTGACAAAGTATGGCGGGAAAGAAGACGGCTCCGGGCGGAACTGATAATCAATCCACACACTTTCAAGATTAGTGTAAAGCCCCAAGCTATAGATTTCAAAATCTCGGGTAGTCGGTGCGGACACTGAGCTTGAGTAAAAGACGGCCTTGGGGTTGCCAAGAATGTCGCCAGGAAGTGCGTACTTGTACTTCCACTCATTGATTGGAGCGTCAATCAGGCGCCCAAGCGCAACCTTCTTGATCGACCAGCTATAAGGATACGACATCAACAATGTGTCTTGGATGTCGTCATAAAGACGATCCGCAACCTGCGCCTCGTCAGTACCATCGCTAAAGCTGGAAAGAGGAGACGCGCCAAGCATAATTAGCGCGTCAGAACAAATAGTTAGCTTTGTATCACCAGCGGACATAATCGCCCCTTGTTAGAAGTGGGGCGGGCGCGATGCCCGCCCCAGGTCTAATTAGTCGGTGTCGGTAGCGGCAAGCGTGGTGCCGTCCGCAACGTCAACAACTCCACCCGAGTTCGACAGAACCTGGGTAAGGGTGCTGACGCGAGTACCGCCAGTCGAGGTCACGCAATAGATCAGATCGCCCACCGCAAGGGTGTCCGAAATGTCATTGAAGTAACCAGAGGTATTAACGTCAGCAATCGTGTCGGCGGTCTGGTAGGTGTAGATGCTAGGAGCATTACCCTTCTTAGAAGCCGCAACAACGCCGAGTCCAGAAGCAGCGAAAGCCATGATTCAGTCCTCCTTACTCGGTGCTGCTGATCTTGACGATACCCTCGTCGTCAATGCTAACCGCGCCAGCGGAGAACATCGAAGAAACGAGGAAGCTCGTCTTCTCAGGCACATAGTTGATTTCGGTTTTCTGGGCCATCGAAACACCCAGGCCAACCGCGTCACGATGGAACGCGAAGCTGGAGCGCGTGGACGGAAGCGGCAGACCACCTTCGTCACGATCACCAAGCGTCACGAACTTAAAGCCAAGGAACGTGTCGATCTCGCCACGAACAAGGGCCTTCACCGAAGCGAAATCGCTCGAAGTAAGCTCCTGCTCATCCAAAAGCGAAGACAGGCCATTCGCATGGATTACAATGCAGCGACCTTCAGCCGGGACGTTTTTGGTGTCCAGAGCCTTCTTCGCAGCAAGCAGCTTGGCAAGGTTCATGTTCGTTCCGACGCCACCAATGTCAGTGCCGACAGTCGAGGGCGACGAAGCCGAATTGAGGGCGTCGATGACAAGCTGGTCCATACGGCGACCAATCGCATCACCGACAACCTTCACCAGTTCGCGGCGTTCGTCAAAGTTGACTTTCGCCTGATGGAAGATGTCGCTGTATTCAGCCGCGATGTAATCGGACATCGTGGCGGAAACCTGCGAGTAGGTCACATTGAGCGGGGTAACGTCAGTCTGCGGAACGCGGACAGTCGCAACACCTTTCCCGATTTTCGGGAACTTAACGACAGAACCTTCGACATTCATTCGTTCGCGGGTCACGCCGGCAAGCGCACGGGACGCCTGATAAGCCTGCTTGACTTCCGCATCGAACAACTGAACGAAGGCATTGGAAATGCCAACGGCCATTTCTGTTCTCCTTCATAAAAAAGTTACTACGGGTTAAGCGCCAAACAGGTATCCATAACGGGCTGCGGCTTGCACGGTTTTGCGCCTCATGCCAAGGCGGTTCAAATGGGCCATTTCTGGGTATCCATTTGGGGAACTATAATATAAAACATAATCTGTTGTAAATATGCAATAGTGTGATTTTTATTCAACACACAAACAAAAGGCCCCGGACAAACCGGGGCCTCTTTTCGTATTCGGAATGGCCTTGTTACATAGGTGAGTAGTCTTGGCTCCCGTAAACCTTCTCAAACATTTTTTCGACCTTGGCTCGATATGCTGGGTCGTTTACATATTCCGGCTTGCCAACCATGGCATTAAGCTCCTCCTTTGATGGCATACCCTCAACAGGGCCAACATCAATAGGCACTGCCTGATCTCCATAATAGCTGCGAATTTTCTGCAAGGCGCGAAGTCCCTGTGCTGTGCCGCCCATGATCTTGAACTCGTCAAAATCATCCTGGCCCCAAACGCCCTTTCGCACCAAGCCTTGCGCCCAATCCGTCATGGATTTGATGGTTGAATCCGCATTCGGCCCAAGTTTTTTGTATTCCTCCTTGTAGGAAATCTGGGCCTGCTCCGCCTCTCGACCAGCCAGCCCAATAAACTTTTCTGCCAATTCATTGAATGCGGCTTGGCTTACGCCGTTTTGCTTGGCCCACGTTTTGTAAACGCCAAAAAGCTCATCATCCTCTGGGATATTAGCCTCTTGAAAAATCTTGGTGTCGTATTCCTCCGGCACTTTATGCTCGCCACGCGAAAACTTCTTTTGAAGTTCGTTGTAGGATTTGACCAAATTCTCAAGATCAGGCCCATCGTTCTCATTCCAAAATTTTTCTGGATACCAATCGGGCCGCTCAAACTCTACTTCCTCATCAGCATCAGCCACCATGGTTTGTGCCACAGACGGCTGGGTATCTTCCTCTCGATGCGGGATTGAAGTCTCCTCCGGCGCCGCCTCTTGGGACTGCGCCTCGGCGCTATCAAGCAGACCGCCAGTTTGCTCCTCGTCACTCATGCCCTTCTCGCTTTCCTAATGTGCCGCTCAATATCGCGGACAAGTGAGTTTTGCCCCTCACGCGCATATCCATGCGAAGCATCTTCGCCAGGATACCATGTGGGCTGCTCAATCGTCAGTGATCGCAAATGCTCTAGCAGTTTTTGCCCGTCATCACTGCCGAATACACGCAAGTACAAAAGATCAATATCGTTTGGTTCCTGCCGTGCATCTTCTATGGATTGCGGCTCAAAGTGCCGCAGCCCATTCCAACCTTCAGCGTCGATCAATTATGCCATTCCTTGTTCCATGCCCGGTTGTTGAGGCGCCTGCCCTTGCTGCGCCTGCATCTGCATTTGTGCCATCTGCGCTGCCGCCTGCACGGCCTGGGCGCGCTCCTCCATAGAGGTGCGGAGTTCCGCAGGCACACCCAGCTTGTCGGCTATGTAATCAGAGATGGCGCTAGTGTTGACCGTCAACTGACCTTCCGGCCCAAGAGCGGAGGCAATCTGCACCCATTGGGTAATCTTCTCGATGTCGCCCATGTTTTGCGCCTGGGCAATCGGGGAAACAGGGCTAACCTTGATCTGCAATCCGTTGACCTTCAAGGGAAGCTCGATCATGCCGCGCTCGTCCATGACGGCCAGAACGCGCGAAACCAGCGGGATCATGGTTTCCGTAATCAGGCGCCCAAAGGCAGAACCAAGATTTTGGGCTAGTTCTTTCATGCGCTCTGCAATTTCCGTCGCGGAGCGGGCTGACATATTGTCGGGCGGCAGCGTGTCATCCAGCATGATCTTCTTGATGTTCATGCGAAGATCGTTGATGACGATCTGGCTGACGTTAAAATCGCCAGATCGCGGCAGCATACGCAGGCTTTCGCCTTGCGGGCCACCATTCCGCGCAACCGGGATGATTGCGCCCGGCACGATCCGAATGGTCTGCGGATTTAGCACACCGTCATCAGCCGCAGTGTAAACGCCAGCAATAGAGAGCGATGCGTTTTTCAGCAGCATCTCAAGGGTTTTGTTCAAAGTCTTGATATCTGGGATGGCGGTGACGAGGGGGCCGCGACCATAGACTTCGCCAGCGACCTTCATATAACGCGCGACAATCCAGGGAGATGACTTCATGCGCCGAGTCAGAAGGTGCGATTTGCCTTCCGGCCAAATGACATGATATTCGTAATCACCGCGGTTTGGGTCAAGGACCGTCGCCTCGATCAACTCGATTTCCTCAGTTGGCTTTTGCTCAATCATTGCAGCAAGGCGGGTCGGTATTTCCGCATCAATCCAGTGCTGCTTAATGGCCTCTGCCTTCAAGCGCATGCGACGGTAAACATTATCAACCTTGCCGTGCGCGCCTTCTTCAATGGCGACTAGATATTGCGGCACGGCAGTGAAGCGGATTGGTGTCACATCATCGCCGGGCTGGATCAACATAACGGCGGTGCCGACCGCCAAGTCCATAAGAAATTCGCCCATTGCCAAATCAAAATTGGTTTGGCGAAGAACCGCAAACATCTTTTCTGCGTATAAATCTAATGCGGCCTGCGCCTCCTGGCGACGGTCAGGAGGAATTTCCGGCCCCGGCTCAAGGCGGCAGAACCGGCCATGCGGAGGGAACAGACCAGATTGGATGCGATTAGCGAAGCGTTGCGTAGAGCTAATTGCAGTTGAGTCAAAAACCCGAGCCATTTTGTTCTGACCCGGCGAACCGCCGCCCTCATAGTAACCGTCATAGAGGTTTCTCTGCGGAAGGGCGAACTCATAGCAATCCTCATAAATCTGGCGCCAATTATCCTTGCGGCGTTGTGCCAGTTCATGGCGCTTCATAATTTGTTCGACGGTAAGCATGGGTTAATCCTAATCCAGCAAGCCTGCGCTTCTTTCTTTTGCCGCCGATACAGCGGCGTCCAAGCTTTTAAAAAATTTTAATTTCTCGCCAGTAATGGGGTCTTTGAATTTATTCGCACTATAAAATTTCAATAAAAAATCCTCATTATCTATGACTTGCCCCGCATCAAATACCGTTGGCACATTAACCCATCTGGTGTTGGGCAAGGGTTTTTTGTCTTTCCCATAATCTAAAGGGATTGTCATGGTGCGCTCGGAATACAGTTTGCCAGAAGGAGTCTGCCACAATGGGCGACCAGCCTTTGTTTTTTTACCTGTAAATACAGGGCTTACTCCATAGTCATCAGCCACCGTCAATCTCCACTATTGCGCGCGCTAATGCTTTTGGCCTTAGCCTTGGCATCTGCCTTAGAGGATGCGCCCCACGCGCGCAGGGAAAGGAGCAGGCGCGTGGGGCGCCCCTTCTCGTCGCGCTCCGGGCCGGGCATGTTCCCCATTCGCGCCAAGAAGGATGCACGGCGGGGGTTGTCGCCTGACTTCACAGGTGGCTTCAAGTCCATGCCCTGGTTGCGCGCAGAAGCCCGCCCCTTGGCGTTCAAGCCACCCTCGGGGTTCTTGCCTTCCTTGCGCTGCCACGCTGGAGATTTAGCCACGGGCGGCCCTCATATTGTCAATCAGATTGGGGTACGGGCGACCAGCCTTTTGAGCGGCGCGCATAGCCGAACGCTTTTCGGCAGGCGTCAACGATTTGGGCTTGCCCAAATCCTTTGGCCGTTTCTTTTCCCAAACTGGTTTTTTCATTTCATATCTTTCGGCTTCGGCTTCCCAGCCTTACGCATAGCAATCGCCACAGCTTGCTTCATCGGGCGACCTTCCTTCATCAGCATCTTGATGTTCGAGCCAATAGCCTTGTCTGATTTACCCTCTTTCATGGGCATATCATTTTTCCTTCTTTTTAAGCATTTTGGTTTTCATGCTGACTTCAGAAACACGGCCACCATATTGTTTGGCGTATTCCTTCGCCGCAGCCATACCGGATTTGGTATAGGCGAACATGCGAGTTTTACCGTCCTGCGTCACAACCTTTGGCATCACCCAACTCCAAGCGTGGTTTGCTCGCCGGTATCTGCGGTCCCGCCCCTAGCGCCACTCAACAGGGAACGCTGCTGGACGCCGCGCGCACGGCGTTTAGCTGCCTCCCGCTTTTGCTCCTCGGTCGCCGCAGTCGAAACGGGTTCCGGTTCCGGCGGAGGAGGAGGAGGTGCTGGGGTTGATCCGCCGCCGCCAAAAACACCACCCATTTAACCTACTCCTAGTGTGGTTTGCTCCTCGCCGCCGCCAGCGCCAAGCCTGCCAGGACTCAATAATGCACGACGCCCACTGCGCCTAGCCCTTACACCAGCCGCGCGCCTACGCGCTTCCGTGTCATCTACCGGTTGCGCCTCTACCTTTGGCTCAGGCGCAGCCGCTTCAGCCTTTTTTATCAGTCCGCTTCTGATCATAATGCCGCTCATCAGCCAGCACCCAATGTAGTCTGGATGCCGGTCTGAGCATCTGGACGAGTTTCAGAAAGCAGCATACGCATACCGCCGGTTTGACGCGCCCGCTGGCGGGCCGCAATTTGTGCTTTCTTGCTGCGCTCCTCCTCCGCAAGACGAGCTTCCTGCCGCGCCTGAGCGGCAGCGATTTCGGGATCGGGCGCCGGAGGCGCGGGCGCTTTCGCGCTAAAAAGACCACCCATTAAAAAATCCTCGACATCATTACAAAATCAGATTTAGCGGGGCCATACTTTTCAAGCACCCCTTCGCGCTTGAACTTTAACAAATTTGCCCACCTCAATGCAACCTCATTGCGTGTGTCAACCGTGATTTGTAATCGGTGTAATATCAGTTTGATAGCTATATAGTCGAAATACCGCATTGCACCACGGCTTAGTGATATCGGATTGCTATCAACCTGATAGCCCGTTATAAGCCACGCCTCCGCAACTCCAGGCCAAAGCATATTCACGCCGAAGCAACACGCCATCGTGCCGCGCACTAGCGCCGTAACGCCGTAGCCGTTTTGGGCGTACAGCTTTAAGTATTCGTTAAAGTTTGGGATTTCCGTAAATAACGCCGCATCCCACTCGCGCAAACGCATTGCATGAGGGTGCGCCCAGTGAAATGGGATAAACGACACATCTTGATTTGTTACTATTGATTCTAGCTCAATCATGCGCTATATAATCCATGTCATTGGTCCATGTTTTCTTCCCCTGTGACATCCCTCCCTGAGAAAACTCTCCCCCCCGGCACCGTCAGGTGTCGGGGGTTTTTTCTCGTATTTCCGTCACCATGCCATCAGAGATGCCAATAACACCCATCTCTTGCAGCCGGCCACGCGCCTTCGATCTTGATGCGGAATCATCCGGCGCCAGCCTAGCGTGTGCATCATGGAACTGCTTGATAGTCACGGATTGCTTGCCCTCGTCGATTATGGCTTGGCGTAGGGCCTCCAGGGCGATCCGCTGGGCGCCCGACAGCTTGGGGCGGAATTGCACCGCACTCTCCGACTTTTCCAGAACTATGGAAGAATCGCTTATGATTTGGATTTTTTGCATATCAAACACCAAGTCCTCAATTGGCTCCGCATCTTTTTGTTTTTCCATCTTCATAGACAGCGCATTATCGGAACGCGATACCCGAACAGACGCATCCACCGCACCCAGTAGGGCAGTCGATCCACGCATACCGCGCGCAACATCCTTGCCTGAGTGATGGATGCCGACAACGGCAGCTTTCGTATGGTTCTTGACCGCGTCACAGGCGTTCACAAACATCCCCATGTCTGTTGCAGAGTTCTCATCACCGCCTAAAAGCGCGCGGGCAACAGTGTCAATAAAGACACATGAGAAATCGACGCCAAGGCCATCAATCGTCCGCATCAACTTTTCCACCTCATCGTCTTCGCGCATGCGAACAGCGGTGGGCAAAACAAATAACGGCGCGTCACACAGAACGCCATAATATGCCTGCCAAGCCTTGATACGTTTGCCCAGGCCACCAACGCCCTCACCAGCAATGTAAAGCACAGCGCCACCCCAAACCGCTCGGCCATGCCACGATTGGTTATGTGCAACAGACAGGGCCATATCCAGCGCCAGGAAAGACTTGCCCGCACCCGGTTCCCCATACATCACAGAAAAACTGTTTTGCGGTATAACGCCATCAATCGTCCACTCGACCGGCGGCAGGCTGCGAATTTGCATGATGGAATAGGTTTCAAAAACATCTGCCGAAACCTCTGGCTTAACATCGTCCGGCTCATCGACGGCCTCTAGCGGTGCAGCAGCTTCCACCAATTCCCGCAAGTCTTCAACGCTATTGCCGCTATCCAGCCAATCAACGATGTCGCCCTTTTCCTTCAAGCCGGGCAAATCAATGCGCCTTATTTCTGCCGCAATTCCAACTAAATTGTGACACACTCTGTCAGCGTGTTTTCGGCCAGCCTCATCGTTGTCTGGGATGACGACAACCAAGCGATCCTTAAACCATTTGTTGATCTCTGGTTTCCAGTTGTTAGCGCCGCCATGATTTGTCGTTGCCAGCTTGCCCTCATGGATCAATCTGTCGGCGCATTTTTCTCCTTCAACGACGTAGATCGCGCGATTTTTATTAGCGAGGAGCGATGGCAGCGCATACGGTAACGCCTCCACGCCTTCCATATTATTGATCCAACCGCCCTTATCATCCGGCCTGCGCTGCCGAAAAGTCTTCGGCTCAAATCGCTGCACCTGATAACGCAAAACGCCATCTTCATCAAAATAGTCAAAAATCTTTGATAGATAATTACGAGGCGCCAGCCTTTCCTGCACTTGCGTATCAATGCCAAACTTGCGCTGCAAGATGCTGGCAATGTTGTTGCCGATTGTTGCGCCCTCCTCACGGCGTACCAAATCAACAACTCCGCCGCCCTCTTTTGCCTCGTGGTCGAACCAAGTGCCTTTTTGCAGATCGACAGACTTTGAACCATGATTCCCCCACCTTAACTCTCGTCCCCGCCTTGCAGTCGGTGCGCCCCAATACGAAGTGGATACCTCTTCGATATACGCGCCAATATTTTTTGTCATACCCTGATCCCTAAAAAATCCGTGGGACGCCCGCAAGGACGCCCCACGGAATGCCCGGCCTAGAACAAATCGTCTTCTTCAGCGGCAGGAGCCGCAGCCGCAACTTCTTTCTTGGCCGTAAACACATCAGGCGCATCAATCCAAGACACAATCTTCCAGGCGGGCGCCTTGAACCTCAATTCCCCCTGCGGCGTTTGAACCCGCACAGTCGTGCATTCGGGAATTTCAACAACAGGCATCTTGCCCATGTTGGCCCCACGCTCCGCTTCAAATTGATTGTGCAGATCATCCATGGCGCGCATCACAGTCTTGGCGCTATGAGAAAACTCACGCAACCCAAGAGACTTATTAAAAACCCTCACCCGGAATGCCTGCTTATGCTCCGGGGATGGCTGTGCTGGCACCTTGTCGCCAACCTTAACCATTTGGAAATCGGGGGCGCCGCTGGCAAAAGACAACCAGCCAACATCAATATCGCCCAAATCCATGACCAGTTTGATTGGCAACTTCAACTCATCGTAATCACGGCTCCATGTGCCGTCCCCATTGGGTGAACGGTTTTCAACCAAGAACTCTCCAGCCTTAGCATCAAACTTGATGATCGAAAGAATATCACCCTTATTCTTGGTCTCCGTATTTAGCCCTAACGACATTTTCATTCACTCCTTCATTGCGCCAACG